GGCTCCTATTGACTCGGCAACTCCAGTAGCGCCAACGACTAATGATGAAATTCTTTTCTTTTCATATTATAGAAAGGCTTAATGTGATTCCATATCCAGATGCAATCTATGTTCCTGATATTCCTGACGAATGGCGTTGGGAGCGAATCAGATTATGGCGCGATAAATTACTTGCTGCTTCAGATTTTCGTATGATTGAAGATGCTCCTTGGGACAAAACTGCTTGGGCTAACTATCGCCAAGCACTTCGTGACTTGCCATCAACAGTTACAGACCCATTAAATATTGTATTTCCACAGTCACCATCGGGAGGAAACTAGATGGCTACAGGAAGAATAGGTACTACACCAGTACTACAAGTTCGCTGGTCTAAGGCACCTAGTGCTGGTACTACCAGCCTATCTGGACTAGACGACAACTCGGTATCACTGGTTTACTCAGTAGGTTATGAGGCTGTATATCGCAACGGTGTATTACTATCTCGCACCAATGACTATACCGCTACTGACGGAACTACTGTTACTTTAATTGATGCAACCATTGCTGGCGACATCATTGAAATCTTTGCTAACCAGACAATCCCATTGTCAGATACCTACTCACAGACAGTTGCCAATAGCCTATTCGTTAATCAGGCTACCTTTGATGCTAAAGGTGATTTGATTGCTGGTACTGCTGATAATAACTATAGCCGCTTGGCTGTTGGAACCAATGGACAAGTCCTTACTGCTGCATCAACAACCAGCACAGGATTGTCTTGGACTACGCCTGCTAGTGGTGGAATGACATTAATTACTTCAGGTTCACTTGCAAACGCAACAGCAATTTCTTCAATCACTCAAACTTATACTGATTTATATCTTTATATATATGGAGTTAAATTTGATACTGCAGGAAAGTATATTGGTGTTTGGGTTGCTGGAGCAAGTAGTACAATACCAAACCAACGCATTGTCAACAATACTTCTGAAACTGATAATTACATTAGGTTTGCAACTTCTCAACAATATTTAAGTGGTAATATGTCACTAGGTATTTTATTTAAAAATTACGCAGGAACTGCTGGCTCTAAACCCGTCTTTTTTGCTGGAAATTCCAATGATGGAACAAACAATAATAGAATGACTGGTGGGGGTGCTACTAGTACTACATCTGCTATTTCAACAATAAATGTTGAAAATGCTGTTGGTGGAGGAAACATAACTGCTGGTTCATACGAATTGTGGGGTATCAAATAATGACCGAACTAATCACAGAGGTAAATTGCGAAACTGGCGAAATAATTGAACGACCTAGAACTGCTGAAGAACAAGTAGAAATTGATAAAGTCAGAAATGCAGAACAGGCTAGGGTAGAAGCAGAGGCAGCCAAGGCAGCCCAACGCCAAGCACTCCTAGCCAGACTAGGCATCACAGAAGAAGAAGCCAAACTCTTACTTGGAGGTAACTAATGCCAATAACTAAAGCAACAGCATCATCTATTGCTCCCGCAGCCAAAGGAGATTTGGTTGTAGGTAGTGCTACTAATGATGCTTCTGTATTAGCAGTAGGAAGCGCTAATCAGGTTCTAACGGTTGACTCCAGTACGGCAACAGGGTTGAAGTGGGCTACGCCTAGTGCTGGTGCAATGACTCAAATTGCAGACACTACAGTTACTGGTTCTACTGCAGCAGATATTACATTTTCATCAATTAGTGGAAGTTATAATCATTTGATGGTTGTGATTTCTGGGCGCACTAGCAGTGCAGGTGAAAACGGAACATCATTAAGTGTTCAAGTGAATGGAGATACTGGAACAAACTATAGATTTTCTAGAAATGTCACTTATGCAAGTTCTGGAACTGGAGTTACTGTTACAAGCGGTGATACGCAGTCTGCTCTAAGACTCGGTAATTTATGGGTTGGTAAAGTTAGCGGTGATTATATGGCTAATGCGCAAATGATTTTTCCTGATTACAAATCAACAACGCTTAGAAAGACTATGTTGTTTAGTGGTGGCGCTTTTAGCGATGCCCCAGGAGTTGGTATGGGTTTTGCTCAATGGCAAAACACAAACGCAATAACATCTATAAAAATTTTTTCAACTTCTAATTTTGATATTGGAACTCGTGCGACATTATATGGATTGGTGTAATATGTTTTCATTAGAAATTAATTGCGAAACACAAGAAGTTATTGAAAGACCTTATACTGAAGATGAACTTGCTCAGTGGGAAAAAGAACAAGCAATTATTGCAGCAGAAGCGCAAGCAACAGCAGAAGCAGCAGCCAAGAAAGCAGCAGCAGAAGCCAAACTAGCAGCGCTTGGTCTTGATGCAGATGACCTTAAGGCTCTTGGTCTTTAAGCACAATCTATAAAGATAGTGCAGTAATATAACTACAAACATCGGGGGATGTATGCGGTTTCATGTTGTAAGCCTGCCACATACGCAGGTCACGAAAGAATTTGCAGGATGCGCCTTCACCGAAAAGGTCAGGCGGTTTTGCATAATGATGACCAGTCTTGGTCACGAAGTTTATTTATACGCTGGCGAGAAGGTTGAAGCGCCAGTCACAAAACTTATTACTTGTATCTCCGAAGAGCGCCGCGCACAGGCAGTTGGCAACAGCCACTACACGCAGGCATCATTCGATACCAGTGCGCTGCACTGGCGTGTATTCAACACCAATGTGATTCGGCTAATGCAGAGCCACTTAGAAGCGCAAGATTTCATCTGTCTCATTGGCGGATATGCCCATAAAGAGATTGCTGATAAGTACCCCAATCACATCATCGTTGAATTTGGCGTTGGCTATGGCGGCGTTTTTAGCAATTTTAGAGTCTTTGAATCATATGCCTGGATGCACTCGATTTATGCTGGCCACAAGAATCCGACCGCTGTTGATGGTCAATTCTTTGACACTGTGATTCCTGGATACCTAGAACCAGAGATGTTCCCGCTTGGTGAAGGCAAAGGTGATTACTACCTTTTCATTGGGCGATTGATTGAACGCAAAGGTTACAAAATTGCTCAGGAAGTCTGCCAGCGCCTAGGCAAGAGACTTATCCTGGCAGGTCCTGGTGAGCAATCAGGATATGGAGAGTTTGTTGGCTCAGTAGGACCAGAACAAAGAGCAGAGTTGATGGGCAATGCCATCGCAACCTTTGCTCCAACGCTGTATATCGAACCATTTGGAAATGTGGTGATTGAAGCCCAAGCCTGTGGCACGCCAACAATCACAACTGATTGGGGAGCATTCACAGAGAACAACATCAACGGTCTGACAGGCTACCGTTGCAGAACGCTGCAAGAGTTTATGGATGCAGCCGAAAAGGTCAAAACCCTAGACCGAAAGAAAATCAGAGAACATTCTGTTGGCAGATATGCATTAGATGTTATCGCCAAAGAGTACGAAGATTACTTCCGCAGACTGCTAACCCTTTGGGATGGCGGTTGGTATCACTTAGCAGAAAAGGCAGGCAATGAGTCTATCTAAGAGACTTCGCGCAGCAGGTGAAAAGCGTGCGCAGAATCAGTTTGTTGAACCGCTGATTCCTGGCAGACCAGCGTATGCATCACCAGCAGGAGTTGATGTCAACTCCGAAACAGCAATCCGTATGTCAACAGTGTATGCCTGCGTTCGCTTACTTGGCGACACGATTTCATCGCTTCCGCTTGGCGCCTATGTTCGCCGTGGTCGCAACCGTATTTCTTATGCTGCTGTATATGGCGAAGTTCCAACCTGGGTCAATCAACCAAACCCAGAGACAACACGCTTGGAGTTCTACGAACAAATCATTTCTTCGTTGAACCTAGAAGGAAATGCTTTCATCCTCAAAGTGATGGATGATATGGGCGAAGTTCTTGAACTCTATGTTCTCAATCCTCGCGATGTTCGTGTTGAGCGTCCACGTCCAGGTGAACCGCTACGCTATATGGTGCGCGATGCATTTGGAAATTTCTCTTATGAATTAGGCGCAAACGAAGTTGTTCACATTCCGCTCTTTAGACTTCCAGGACAATTGCTTGGTCTTGGACCGATTGGTGCAGCCCGCGTAACTCTTGGTTCTGCAATGGCTGCTGAAGTTTATGCTGCTTCATATTTCGGCAACGCTGCCAACCCTGGCGGCGTCATCGAAGCGCCAGGTGATATGACAGAAGAGCAGGTTTCAGACCTTGCTCGCGATTGGAATATCACACACACTGGCCCATACAGAGCGGGCAAAATCGGCGTACTCACTGGCGGTGCTTCCTTCAAGCCATTGACTTTGAATGCTGCCGATGCCCAGTTGCTTGAAGTACGCCGCTTCGGGGTTGAGGAAATAGCCCGCCTATTCCGCGTGCCAGTCTCGCTGCTGGGTCATCCTGTTGCTGGTGCAATGTCATTTGCATCAGTTGAAGCGCAGAACTTATCGTTCGTGCAACACTCATTGCGTCCATTATTGGAACGCATTGAACAGGCGCTCTCTCCTTTATTGCCAGAACCAGATGGATTCATCAAGTTCAATCTTGATGCGCTCCTTCGTGGCACAACCCTTGAGCGTTACGATGCATACACAAAAGGACTTCGTGAAGGATTCCTTTCACTCAATGATGTTCGCGCTGTTGAAGATTTGTCACCGCTTGGTGAATCTGGCGACCAGTACCGTGTGCCGCTACAGAACATTGATGCTGCTGATGCACCTGAAGTTGGTATGAAGTTGCGTGCAGAAATCATCGCTCAACTTGTTCAAGTTGGCTTTGACCCACAGGCAGTTCTCAAGGCTCTTGATATGCCAAACATCAAACATACTGGTGTTCCATCAAGCCAGTTGCAGCAGATTTCTACGATTGACCCAGCAAATCCTGAATCTGTATATGAGGTCAAATAATGCCGTACTACATCTCTGAAAATCAGAGCGATTGTGATGGATGGGCAACGGTAAAAGAAGAAGCAGATAGTTCATACACAACTATTGGTTGTCACAATACAAAGCAAGATGCAGTTGACCAAATGGTTGCAGTTTCCATTTCAGAAGATATGGAACCAGGTGGAGAAGTAAGAGCAGTGGATTCAGTTCCGGAATTTATTCGCAACAATGCTGCTCGCGGATTGAAATATTTAGATGAAGGTTTTGGGGGCGATGGATTGACCGATGCCACAAAGCGTGAAGCACGCGATATGGCTGCAGGAAGAATCTCAGATAACAAGGTTCGCAAGATGGCACCTTGGTTTGCCCGCCACAAAGTTGACGGACAGGCACCAAAGAACAGTGACCCTTCGCACGCAGAATATCCAGGAGCAGGCTTGGTTGCTTGGCTTCTCTGGGGCGGCGATTCCAACTTCAGTGATAGAGCGCAAAATTGGGCGCAACGCCAGATTGATGCTTTGGATGCTGAAGCCGATTCAAGGAGCAAAATGAAAAAGATAGAGCGCCGCACATATGTTGTGCAGGATGTCGAAGCACGCCAAGCAGAAGATGGCGTTATGCGTTTATCAGGATACGCGGCAGTGTTCAACGATGCCAGTGTTCCACTGCCATTCAAAGAGAGAATCGCACCTGGTGCTTTCCGCAAGACATTGAATGAAATGCCTGATGTCAGACTTCTTATCAATCACGAAGGATTGCCTTTGGCTCGCACCAAAAATGGCACATTGACATTGACTGAAGATGACCGTGGATTGCGCTTTGATGCAGAACTTGCCGATACTCAAGAAGCCCGCGACATCTACACGCTAGTTCAACGCGGCGATGTTGACCAGATGAGTTTTGCTTTTCGCGTCATCCGC